CCGGTTGAAGCCGGTCCGCGTCGACCTCTTCTCCAACGGCCAGCCGCGCGATCTATCGGCCAGCACGTTCACGTTCCGGATGGTCAGCGCCTCCGATTTGACCAGCGTCAAGATCGCTGCCGGCGCGTGCGTAGTGGAAGACGCGGCGACCGGCACGGTGCGATACGACGTGGCGGCCGGCGACGTCGACACGGCCGGCGACTACTACGGCTGGTTCATCGAGGTCCAGAACGGCAAGCCGGATCGTTGGCCGAAGGGGCTCGAGCTGCTGATCAGGATTCTGCCGGACTATTGAACATGACCCGACGAAGCTACAGCCCACAGACCATTCGGCTCGGCAATCGGATTGCCGGGTTGACGATCGCGCAGGCCAAGGAACTCAACGACTACCTCCGCGATCGCGGCGGACCTGGCTGCGCCGGGATCCCCGTTCGCCCTAAGACTCCACCCCGGCCGCTGTCGGCCGTTAGCTCGTAAAAGGAATCGACCCGATGGGAATCGCGACCCTCCCCTACAGCGGCACATGCGACATTCGGCGGATACCCTTTGGGCAATCGACCGCGGCCGATCATGCCGTGCTGGCCGGGATCACGGGCAAGCGCATCCGCCTGGTCGCGGCGTTCCTCAAGTGCGAGGGCTCAGTCTCGCTGACGTTCAAGAGCGGATCGACGGCGATCAGTGGCGTAATGCCGTGGGCCGACGATGACGCCTTTGTGCTGCCGGAGTGTGAAGCTGGATGGCACGAGACCGGTGTCGGCGAAGCTCTAAATCTCACGCTCAGCGCTGCGGTGGCAGTCAATGGCACCATCGTTGTGATGGTCGGGGAGTAGCACCGATGGCGGTTAGGCCGTTGATGTTGCGAGGCGCGGGCCGAGTTCAGGGCCGGCTCTGGACGCCGCTGGATTTGCCGTCGCTTGGCGCTTGGTACAGCGGCCCCAGCCTGTTGCCGCAATCGGTTGCGGCGCTCACCGGCTGGAACGACGAAGGCCCGAACAACTACGACCTGGGCACGCTCTCTACCCCCAATGTCCCGGCCGTGATCGCGGCGGGCTCGTCGTTCGCGGGCGAGTTCATCCGCAACGCCACGGCGGCCAATTCCGAATACGTCCACGGCTCGGGGTTCACGATCACGGCCGGAGCCTCGGGCGGGATGTGGGGCGTGTTAGCGCTGCGATCGGGAGCCGACACGGCGGCCTTCCACACCATCCTCGCGATCGGCAATCCGAGTTCGGCGACCCGGTTTGTCGAGTTGGACCTGCACCCCAGCGGTGGGGCGCTGTATCCGGGGATCTTTGTCCGCGATGCCGGGACGATCACCAGCACCCGCTGCACCAGTGCCTCGATCGCCGACACGAACTACCACTCCGTGCTGATCGAGCGCGACGGCGCGGGAGCCACCTGCAAAATCTGGCTGGACGGCACCGAGATTACCTCGCTCACAACCAGCGGAGCCCAAGGGCTGTGGTTCGATGATTGGACGCTGGGCTTCCTGCCGACCCGTATCGCCATCGGCGTTGGCATTCGCGGTGGCACACCAGCCGAAGGCGGCGACCTGAAGATTACTGACACCGGGTTCTATCACGGCACGCTCGGCGGCAACCTGAACAACTTGCTGGGACACTTGGCCAGGAAGGCAGCGTAAATCCCAATGCCCACCTATGCCCCGCAAAAGCTCTGCCCGGTTCACCGTACGCTGCACAGCGACGATCGCTGTCCGCGCTGCGTTTCGATCTACGAGGCCCGCCGCGGCAACTCGCATCGCCGCGGGTACGACAGCCGCTGGGTGAAGGTCCGCAACTTCGTGCTCCAGCGCGACGGCTACCAGTGTTTCTGCGGTGGCACGGAGCCGGGCTGTGACGGGATCGCGACCGAGGTCCACCACGTGAAGCCGATCGCTCAAGGCGGAGCCAGGCTAGACCCCGACAACTGCATCAGCGGCGCGCATTCGTGCCACATGAAGGCCGAGGCCGCGGCCCGCAAGGGCGTCGTGCTGTCGAAGATCCTGGAGGCGTTCGAGCAGCTTCGTGCGCGGGGGCTGGTGCGATGACCAGGAAGAGCGGCCCCGCGCCACTGCCGGCCAACGTGCTCAAGCTGCGCGGCAGCTACGTGCCCAAGGATCGACGAAACCCACCCGAACCGCCCAAGGCAGAAAACGATCTCTCGCCGCCGACCTACCTCGACAAGGTTGGCGCTCGCGAGTGGCGGCGAATCGCCCCCATCCTCCAACGGCTTGGCCTGCTGACCGTGGCCGACATCCCGCTTGTGGCGCAATGGTGCCAGGCTGTAAGTGATGCGGAGACGGCGGCGGTCGAGATCGCGCGGATCATGCGCCTGCGCACGATCACCAATCGTCGATTCGACGCCGAGGTTCGGGCCACGCTCAAGAACTGGCATTCGGTGGGCGATCGAGCGGCTAATCGGATGCTGAAGATCTCGCAGCGGTTTGGGTTCACGCCGGCGGATCGCGTCGGCCTCGACACCGGAGAACCGCCGGCGGCTGGCAACTTGACCGAGAGCAATCCCAGCGATCCTCCGACCGAGGGCCGCGGCCAGTGGGGAGGGTTATTGGCCTAATGGTTGCCGCTGTCAGAGATTACCCGGCGAACGATCTGTCCGAGCGAATGCTCGCGGTGATCAGTCGATTGCGACTGACCGCTGCGCCCCACGCGGGCCAGCCGTTCGTGCCGCGCGAGTTTCAAAAGAACATCGTGCGAGCCTACTGCCAGCCCGAAGTGTTGACGGTCTTTGTGGGCATGCCGCGCAAGAACGCCAAGACCCAGCTCTCGGCGGGCGTCGTCGACTACGAAATGTTGTCTTGCACGGATCGCGAAGCGGAATACTACTCGGCCGCTTCGACCCGCTATCAGGCCGGCACGCTCTTCAAGGCTGCGGCCGCGATGATCCGCGCCGACAAAGAGCTGAGCTCCCGGATCACGATTCGCGACTCGCGCAAATGGATGCGGAACTCGCGGACGATGGCCGAGTATCAGGCGCTCTCGTCCGACGCTGCTGGGGCCCACTCGCTAAAGCCGAGCAAGGTGTTCGCCGACGAGCTGCACGCTTGGCGGATGGGCGGCCACGATCTGTGGGATGCGCTCACGACCGGGAGCGATAACCGCGAGCGGCCCAAGACCTTGTGCATCACGACCGCCGGGCGAGACACGTCGAGCAAGTGCTTCGAGCTGTGGCAGTACGCCCGGCACGTCAGGGATGGAATCATCGACGATCCCACCTTCGCCCCGATTCTGTACGAGGCCGACCCCGAGTGCGATCCGTTCGATGAAGACGTTTGGAAGGCCTGCAATCCGGCGCTCGGAGACTTCAAGCGGATCGAGGGCATGCGAGCTCTGGCCAAGCGGGCCAAGGCGATCCCGAGCGAGCTCGATGCGCTCAAGCAACTGCACCTGAACATTTGGATTCAGGAAGCCAGCAAGTGGCTCCGCAAAGAGGAGTGGGCGAACGGCAATCCGGCGTTGCCCGATCTCACGGGCCGGCGGTGCTTCGCTGGGATGGATCTATCGGCCACGACGGACACGACCAGCTACGTGCTCGTGTTCCCGCCGCTCGAGCCGGGCGGGCTCTGGTATTGCATCCCGCGATTCTTCCTGCCCGCCGAGTCGATCGATCGCCGCGGCAAGAAGGACAGCGCTCCCTATCGGCACTGGGCGGCCAAGGGATTTCTATCGCTGACGCCCGGTCGCGTGATCAAACACGATTTCGTTGTCACTGCCTTCCTCGAGGACATGCGGAAATACCAGATCGCGGGCCTCGCGGTCGACCGGGCGCTATTCGCCTTCGTGGGCTCGATGCTCGCCGAGGCCGGGATCCAGGCGACCGAGTTCGGACAGGGCTACCTGAGCATGTCTCCGCCGGCCAAGAAGCTCGAGGAGTTTGTGATCGGTGGCCGGCTACACCACGGCGGGCATCCGCTGCTGGCATTCCAGGCGGCCGAGGCCGTGGTCGATCGAGACGCGGCCGACAACATCAAACCGACGAAGAGCAAGAGCACCGATCGCATTGACGGCATTGTGGCGCTGGTGATGGGAATTGGCTTGGCGGAGGCTGACGCCCTGGCTCCGCCGCCTCAGGTAATCACGGGCGGCTTCCGGCTGCTGGGGTAATGCGAATGTTGACGGTAGCCGACACGACCGGCGCGATCGAAACCCGCTCGCACTTCGAAGGCCCGTGGCTGGTCTCCGACGATGAGATCGTCAAGGCCTGGATCTCGGGCGAAAAGGTCAACGTCGACCCCGGCCTCAAAGACCCGCGCGACGCGATCACGATCAGCGCGTTCTGGCGGGCCGTGACGTTGGTCGGCGAGATCATGGGCAACCTGCCCAAGCACATCGTGCGTGAGCTCGACGACGACTCCTTCGAGCGGGTGCGCAGGCATCCGGTTGGCAAGATCTTCCGGGAGCAATCGTCGCCCTACGTCGCGGCCTCGACCTGGTTCGAAACGGCGGTGATTCACGCTTTTCTGTACGGGATTTCGATCTCGGAAATCGAGTGGACGCTCGGCAACCAGGCCATTGCGCTCCATACGATGGACCCCACGAAGGTCTCCGTGAAATACGGCCGCGACGATCGTGGCCGCGAGCTTTATTTCTACGAGTATCAGGGTAGTCGTGGGCCGCAGCGACTGCACCCGCAAGATGTGTTCGTGATCAAGGGCCCGTCGTTCTCCGATATCGAGTCGACTTCGCGCGTGATGCTGGCCCGGCGCACACTGGGCATTGCACTGCTCGGCGAGCAGATCGGTGGCCGCTTCCTCAACAACGGCGCAGTCCCGTCGCTGGTGATCGAGACGTCGGCGCTGATGCAGCCGCAGGCCGAGCAGCAGCTCGATGCCACGCTCAAGGCTCGGCAGGGTCCGAACAACGCCGGCAAAGCGCTGGTCATGCCGCCAGGCGCCACAGCTAAAGCGATCGGCGTCGACGCCCAGAAGGCCCAGCTACTCGAGACCCGCGAGCATCAGGTTCGCGAAGTGTCTCGCGTGACGGGCGTGCCGGCCTTCTTGCTCGGCGACATGACCGCGGCCACCTACAACAACGGCGAGTCGCTCGGCCGGCAGTTTGTGGATTACACGCTCGGCACCTGGGGCCGACGCTTCGAGGATGAGGCCCGGATCAAGCTGCTGTCGGACAATCTGCGACTCAAGTTCAACTACGATGCGCTGCTGCGAGCCGACACGCTCTCGCGAATGCAGGCTTACCAGATCGGCCGATCGATCTCACTGTACGACATCAACGACCTGCTGGCCCTCGAGGATCGGCCGCGGCTGCCTGGCGACGAAGGCAAGCAGCGACTCTATCCGTTGAATCACGGCATCGTGGGCGAAGACCAGCCGGAGCCCAAGCCCGCGCCCGAGGCTCCACCTTCCCCAGCGGCCGAGCCGTTGGAAGATGAGACCGAGCGCCGCGATCTGAATCGCAAGGTGATCAAGCCGCACGTGCAGGCCTTCGTGGCGCGGATGACGGACCGACACGCCAAGGCGCTGGCGGCGGCGCGTTCGAAGCTCGAGCGGACCGGCGACGTGCGGGAGTATGCCGATTGGGCGAGTGCTTACGTCGGGCGCACCAAGGAAGCGATTGTCGAGTTCCTGACCCCGATCACCGAATCGGCTTCCGCTCTCGACACGCGGAAGCGCAAGGCCTACGCCGTCGCCCGGTCGGAAGCCATCGGCGCCGAGCTGCAAGAGCAACTGCTGTCGGCCCGTACGGCGCACGACGTGGCTGGCCTGATCGATGAGATCAAGGCGGACTCCGATCGTCGCGTAACCAAGGAACTGCGTTTACTCATGGAGGCCAGCGATGCTTGACCTGCTAGACCAAGAAGCCCGTGCGCTGGGCGAGATCGAGCTGCGGTACGCGGCCGACAAGCGGCAGCCGATCCTCGAGGGGTACGCGGCCCGTTTCGGCGCGCTGTCTGCCGATCAGGGCGGATTCCGCGAGCGCTACGAGCCCGGCTGCTTTACCGAGGCGTTGGCCCGGCTGGAGCGTCGAACGCTGGACGACGACTGCCTGTGCCTGTTCAACCACGACAAGAACCAAGTGCTCGGTCGGCATAGCGCCGGCACGCTCGAGTTGTCGCAAGACAACGTCGGCCTGCGGGTTCGTGCGTACCCCGACATCGAACAAACCTGGGTGCGCGACCTGCTGCGGAAAGTCGAGCGCCGCGACGTGCGCGGGCAATCGCTGGCGATGCGAGTCTTTAAGGTGGGCGGCGCTACCTGGGAGCCGGCGGGCGCGGATGGGCTCCCCATTCGATCGGTGAAGCGCGTGGGCCAGTTGGTCGACGTCGGCCCAGTCAGCGATCCAGCCTATGCCACGTCGACGGACATCGCCTTGCGTGGGCTCCGCGAGTGGAACGAAGAGCAAGCCCGTCTGGCGGAGGAGGCAGCGAAGATCGCCGAGGCCAACGCCGCGCGGCGCGAGCGATGGAAAAAGCTGCTTGACAAAGCGGGCCTAGCTGGCTAACAATTCGTGCGTCGGCCCCAGTTGCCGCTCCTATCCGTCGAACGCCCAGCCGTTCGCAAATCCGCATTCACCTGCGGAGTCATGCGAGCGGCTTTCTGTTTGCGCCGGGCTTGGCTCCGCCAATGGAGTCCAAGCCATGACGGCAGTTGCCGATCCTCCCCTGGTCGATAAGCGCTCGCTGGCTGAGGAGCGAGCCAGCCTGATCAAGCAGGGCCGCGAGATCAATGAGCTGGCCGAGACCGAAAAGCGGTCCCTGTCGGCCGAAGAGTCCGAGAAGCTCGATCGCTTCGAAGAGCAGATCGACAGGCTGGACGGCCAGCTCGAGTCGATCGACCGGCGCGAGCGGTGGGACCGCCTCGAGAAGCGGACCGCCGAAACTCGTCCGCGGCAGACGCGCAGCTCCGATCTGAGCGGAGTCACCCGCGCGGCCAATCCCGAGCCCAAGGATGAAATGACGGAGCGGCGCAATCGCGCCTATTCGTCTTACATCCGCGGCGGAATCGAAACGATGCTCCCCGAGGAGCGCCGCGATCTGTCGATGGGTTCGATCTCCGAGGGCGGCGCCCTGACGCCGGAGACGTTCGTCAATCAACTGATCCAGGCGATCGACGAAGAGCTGCCGCTGTTCGGCCTGTTCACCAAATACACGGTGAACTCCGGCTCCGGCATCGGCATTCCGACACTGGACACCGACCCCTCCGACGCCGAGTGGACGAGCGAGATCGCCACCGGCACGAAGGACTCGTCGATGGCCTTCGGCAAGCGGTCGCTGAGCCTGTTCGACCTCCGCAAGAAAATCCTGATCTCGAACAAGCTGCTCGAGCAGGCCAACCCCGAGCCGATCGTGATGCAGCGATTGGGGCGCAAGTTCTCGGAAGCGATCGAGAACAACACGCTCAACGCGCATGGCGCGAATCGGTGCGTGGGCATCTTCCACAATGCTGGCGACGCGGCGATCCCCACCTCGCAAGACGTGGCGTTCGCCTCGGGCACGGCACTCGACGCCGACACGCTGATCACGGCGCAAGAGTCGCTGCGGCAGGGCTACTGGGCCCGGGCCAAGTGGCTCTTCCACCGCCAGGGCATGCGGCGCATCCGCCAGCTCAAGGACGGCCAGGGCCGCTACCTGTGGGAGACGGGCAACCTGACGCTCGGCCCCAACGGCGAGCTGCTCGGCATGCCCGTACTGCGCAGCCCGTATTGCCCGAGCACCTTCACCAGCGGCCTCTACGTCGGCGCGCTGGCGGACTTCTCGTGCTACGCCTGGTGCCAGTCCAGCGATGTCCGCGTGCGTCGACTCGTCGAGCTCTACGCCGAGACCGATCAGACCGGCTTCATCGGCACGCTGCGCGGCGACGGACAGCCCGCCGATCCGTACGGCTTCATCCGCTTGAAGATGGGCTAAGCCCTGACTGTTTGCTGACGATCTCCACCCTCCCGTAACCAACCCCGAAAAGGGAACTGCAATGTTGATCGAAGCACTCGTCCGGGATGGCCTGGACTATGCGAGCGGCACGGCCGATCGCGAGGCTGCCGCCTTCGATATGTCGTTCTGCAACCAGGTGCTCGGCATCGTCAAGCTCGCGGCGGTGGCGAGCTCGGCGGTGACCGACATCCGTTGGCAGCAGGCCGACGACTCCAGCTTCTCGGTGAACGTCGAGACGCTGGCGGGCACGTCGATCTCGATTGCCGACGACGACGACAACCAGGTGTTCGCGTCCATGCTGATCCGTCCGACGCGCCGTTACGTGCGGATCGTGATCAACAAGGACGCCTCGAACGCCACGGCCGAAGTCGTGGTCTACGTCGGCTTGGACCTCAAGAAGGCGCCGGGCGACAACTCCGAGGCCGACGTGACTTACGAGAAGCACGTCAGCCCGGCCTCCGGCACGCCGTAGTCGTTCCCCTTTGTTGCCAACCGCCGCGGCTGGACTTGCTAGCCCGGCCGCGGCGGTTTTTCGATCTGTGGAGAAACGATGAGCTACAACGCCAAGGTTCATTCGAACGGCCCGGATCAGCTCGTGATCGAGAGCGGGGCCAGCATCAACATCGCCACTGGCGGGAAGATCCTGGCGGCCGGCACCCAGGCGGCGCACATCGCCGACGAGGCCGCGATCACCGGGGGTCAGGATCCGACCGAGGCCGAGTTCAACGCCCTGCTGGTGAAGTTCAACGCCCTGCTGGCGGCCTGTCGCGGCGCTGGCATTCTCGCGACCTCGTAGGCCCTTCGTGCTGCTGCCTCGCTATGACGCGCTGACGGTCGCCACGCCGGGAGCTCCGCTGCTCGGCGCCGACGATGTTCGCGCGCATGGCCGGATCACGCAGCACGACGAAGACCCGCTGATCGATTCCTATATCGCCACAGCCACGGACGAGGCCCAGGACATGCTCGGCATGGTGTTCATGGCCAGCACGTGGACCCTGGCCTTGCCGTGCTTCCCGAGCTGTCGCGATCTGATCGTGCCGCGGTGGCCGCTGCGGTCGGTCTCGTCGATCAGCTACGTCGCGGCCGATGGCGTGCCGGCGACGTTCGCGACCTCGAACCTGCACGTGATTGACCGCCGCCGGCCCCCCGTGCTGCGGTTGATTGACGGTGCGGCCTGGCCGGTGGGGCAGAGCGGCTTCCCCGACGTGCGGCTCACGCTGGCAATGGGCTTCGCCACCCCAGCGGCCGTGCCGGAAATGTTCCGCCAGGTCGTGCGCTGGCTGGTGCTGCGGATGTTCGAGGAGCGGCTCGGCCCAGCCGAGAAAAGCAACCTCGACAACGCGATCAATAACTTCTATCGGCAACACCGCGTCCGAGAGGCCGTCTGATGGACCCCGGACAGCTACGGCACCCGATCACGATCGAGCGCGACGCGGGCGAGACCACCAACACGCTCGGCCAAAAGGTTCGCGATTGGCAGCCGATCCCGGGCGGCTCGAAGTGCTGGGCCAAGGTCGAACCGCTGTCGAACCGCGAGCTGCTGCTGGCGCAACAAACCAACTCCACGATCACCCATCGCCTGACGATTCGCTATCGGTCCGACGTGACTTCGAGGATGCGAGTCGTGTTTGGCGAACGGGTCTTTTACCTGGAAGGCGTCCGCAACCTGGAGGAACGAAACGTCTGGCTCGAGCTGACGGCCCGTGAAGATGTATGAACGAGCTGTCGGTCACCGTCGAGGTCGAGGGCATCAAGCGGATGCTCAAGAAGCTCGATTCGGTGCACTACAAGGTGCGCCGGAAAGTGCTGCGGCCGGCCGTTACGAAGACCAGCCGCCTGATCGTGAAGGGCGTCAAGAAACGAATCACCAAGCGCACCGGGAAGCTCCGCAAGTCGATCAACCCCAAGATCATCATCAAGGGTAATCGAGCCACGGGCCTGATCGGTGCCAAGACCGGCACGCCGTATTTCCACCTGTTCGTCAAGGGAACCGCTGTGCGAAAGACCAAGAAGGGCGCCAACCGCGGCCGGATGCCGGCCAAGGACGTGCTCGACGAAGCGGTTAAAGAAGGCGCCCCGCACTTCAAACGGTTCCTCAAAGAGGCCTTTGACAAATACGTCAAGTAACGATGTCGATCGAAGAGCGAATCCGAGCCCACGTAGCCAACGACGCCGAGCTGCTGACTGCGCTGGGGGCAGAGGGCGTGCGGGTTCGCCCTCTCAACGCCGAAGCCGACGACGACTACCCGTACTGTGTTTACGCCGTGATTAGTGATGACCTGATTGCCGGCAGCAATTCCGGCAACGGCAAGCTGCACGCGGCCGACGTTGAGTTTGCTGTGGTGGCCACCGATATCACGGTCCCTGTCAGTGCGATCGGCAAGCGGATTGAGGACATCCTGCCGGCGATGGAAGGCACGATCGGCAGCGACGTGCGGGTGGACGCGGTCAACGTCACGGGCCGAGCGTACGACACGGAAGAGCGAGACGACGCGGACGATCGCCAGCTATTCATCCAGCGGATCGCGGCGCAGGTGATTTACACGGAATGGACGCCGGCCGGGACTTACGAGCCCGTCGCCGCGCAACTCGACCCCCAGGCTTAGGAGCATAGCGATGGCCAACGACGGCATTGCAGCGAAATCGATCGTGGTCGCGTTCGGCGCTTCGGGCTCCGAAGTCGCGATCGGCGACCTGGTCGGCTTCTCCCACAGCGGCTTTGAGCGGGCGGACCTCGACATCAACTCGTCGAGCGACACGGACGACTGGGGCAGTTGGATCGCGGGGATCAAGCAGGCCGGCGAGATCGAAATCGATCTCCGCGTGGACCCGGCCTACAACCCGATCACGGCGATCGAAGGCGCCACCAACACGCTCAAGATCACCTTCCCCCTCAAAGGCGCGCAGTCAGTCGCGGCCAAGTGGACCTGTCTGGCGTTCTGCAAGCTGGTCACCGGCGGCGATGGCGATCGCGAATCGGCGGCCGCCCGCAAGTTGAGCTTCCGCCTCACCGGCGAGCCGACCTACACCGCCGGCAGCTAACCGAGAGGTTCCCCATGCAGCGTGTCACCGATACCGGTCGCTTCCAAGAGGCTCTGCCGTACGCCAGCGGCACCAGCACGCGCACCGGCCCGACGCTCGACATGCAGCTCTGGGCGCACCTGCTGACCGAGATCCACGTGCATAGCGTGGGCGCCACGGAGACGATCACGGCCAAGCTCTACCAGGGCAACGCGAGCGACATGAGCGACGAGGCGGAAGTGCCCCAGGCCACGCTGGTCTGGACGGCCGCCACCACGCCGCTGCAGATCATCGACCACAGCTCGATCACGAAGCGCTATGCCCGGCTGAAGATCACCAAGTCGCCCGGCTCGAACGCCAGCGCCGAATCCGCGGTCCACCTGCGCTACGAGCCCAAGCTGGCCGTCCCCGAGAACAACACGGCCGGCGTGGCCGCGACCGCCCGCACGCTGGGCGAGTCCGGCACCGTCGCCACTCCCGATCCCTCCTACTAGGAACCCTTGCCATGTCTTTCGACGCGATTCGCGATTCAATCTTCAAGCTGGGGCAAGACGAGCCGGCCGCCCTCACCGCCCCCGGCTGGCCCGATGGCATCTTCGTCCGCAAGCTCGACGCCGGCGAATACGAGGAGCTGGACCGGGCGGGCGCGTCCGCCAAAGTGACCTACGGCGTGCCTATCCCCGACAACTTCCAATCGATGCTGCTGGTTCGCACGCTCTGCGACCAGACTGGCACGCGCCTCTTCTCCAACGGCGACGTCGTCAAGCTGGCCAAGTTGCCACAGCAGATCATCGGCCCGGCGTTTCAACAGGCTGCGGCCCTGAACGGCTACGCGACCAACGCCGGCGAGGATGCGGAAAAAAACTCCGAGAGCGGCCCCGTCTCCGTTTCCTTTTCGACCTCGCCGGACACCTCGGCCGAACCGTCGAAGAGCTAGCGCGCGAGCTGTCGGCCGCCGAGCTCGTGTACTGGGAGGCCTACGCTCGCGAGCAACCGATTGGACCCTGGGCCGCGGATTACCGCGCGGGCGTGTTGTGCGCGACGCTAGTCAACGTGCATGCCAAACGCAAAGGCTACAAGCCCTGGCATTTCTTCCCCTGGCTGCGGCCGAAGCGTGAAACCGATCCGGATCAAATCGAGGCCTACCTGGCCGGCCTGGCTAGCGTGAAACTCTGATGGGCGTGAACCTCGGAAAACTGACGGCCTACATCACGGCAAACGCCGACGGCGTGGCGACCGGGATCCGTGGCGCGACCAAGCAGTTCGAGAGCTTCGGGTATCGCGTCCGCAGCGTGTTTGGCAAGCTGACCGGATCGTTCACGGGGCTGAGCGCCGCCCTGGGCCTCGGCGCCATCACGGCGGGGGTGGGCCGGCTGATTAGTCGGATGGACGAGTTGCAGGACACCGCCGAAATGCTCGGCGTGTCGGCCGGTAAGCTCTGGTCGCTGTCGGGCGCCGCCGACCAATCCGGGACCAGCCTCGAGGCCGTGGCCAAGGCCATGACCAGGATCAGCAAGGAGACCGGCAGCGGCGATCCGCTGGGCCTGCTGCAGGGCGTGGCCGAGCAAGTCGCGGCGGCCAAGTCGCCGGCCGAAGCCCTGGCGATCGCCATGAAGAAGCTCGGCAAGGCCGGTGGCGAGTTGGTGCCGTTCTTGCGCGAGCTGGCCGCCAGCCCGCCTGGTGCCTCGCTGTCCGATGCTGACATCAAACGCTGGGCCGACTTGGCCGACACCTGGGCGAAGATCAAGCACGACACCCTGACGCTCACCGTGAAGCTGCTCGGCGACAGCGGCGCGATCAAGTTCGTCGATTTCATGATCTCCAACACGGGCGCGATGAATGCTCCTGTCGGCGCGTTCAATTCGGGTGGCAAAAGCTCGGCAAGCATTGGCGCCCAGTGGGCTCAAGGCTGGGACACGGGACGCAGCGGCGGCGCTTCGGGCGGATGGGAAACCGCCCCTAAACCAAAACCAAAGGGCCGATTCGAAGGCCCCGGCTGGGTTTACTCCGGCACGATGTCGCCCTGGGTTGGCGGCGGCGCCACGGCGGATCAACCCAGGATGGATGGCAAGAAGAAGCGCAGTCCCTGGTCGGGCGGCGACGGCCTCGGCGGGCTGCTGACTTCTCCCATTCCCATCGGCAGCGGTACGCAAAAAATCCTCGGGCCCACGATGGACCTGCTGCGCTGGATGGGCTCGCCGCACCCAGCCCAACAACGGCGCACCGACTTCCGCGGCGAGGCCCTGGAGCGCGGCGGCGCGGCCGCGAATCAGGCGATCACGCAGCTCATGAACCAGCACAACGATAAACAGCTCGCCGTGCAGATCCAGAGCAAGGAGGCGCTGAACAACGTGGTCAATATCCTCGGCGGTCTCGCCGGCAACCTGGGGCTGGCCGTGATATGACGCTGGTCGCCCGAGAACGAGTCAACCACGGCACCGCCTCGCGCCGGATCCACTTCGAGCGCAGCTACGAGCGGGTGTTCATCGTCACCGACGACGGCGGCGCGGCGTTCTCGCAGCAGAATGCTCGCAACGCCTCGGGCATCCCCGCCATCGGCAGCACGTACACCGACGCCCTGGGCGGCGCGGACCCCTCGGCGTTCTGCGTCGATCTCCAGACCCAGGCGCTGTCGGCCGACGAGCAAGGGCACGGCAAGGCCTGGATCGTCAAGGCCAGCTATCAGGCCCCCGCCCGATCGCGGCAGCAGAACCCCAATCGCGACCCGGCCACGCTGACGGCCAACCCGCTGACGCGCCCCCCGGACTGGGAATTCTACACCGAGGGCAAGGCCAAGATCTTCGAGAAGGTCTACGCCTTTGTGGAGGAGGATGGCACCGAGCGCTCGAACCATCCGGTCACCAACTCGGCCGGCGATCCGATCGAGTACGAGCGCGAAGAAAAGTGGGTCGTGCTGCGGTACACTCGCAACGAAGCCCTGTCGACCTGGCAGAGCGATCCGGTCAACTGGATCAAGTGGGTCGACGCCACCAACAACGCGACCTTCCTCGGCGGCGCGGTGCGCACCTGGCGGATCCTCGACATCCGCGCCACCAAGATCTTCGAGGCCGCGACCGAGGGCAGCGGCGGCACCAGCTATATGCAGGTGACCTACATCCTGGCCTATCGCGAAGCGGGCTGGGATGACGAGCTGCTCGATCGCGGCGCGAACTACATCGACGCGGTCACCGGCAAGAAGCTCCGCGCCGTCGACGACAAGAACAACACGCTGGGCTGGGTGCCGCTGGACGGCACGGGCAAGCGGCTCACCGAGTCGCAGATCGCCGCGCGGAATTTCAAGTATCGCAAGTTCCGCCCGTGCATTCCGCGCACGTTCGCGAGCATCCCCGGCGGCGCGATCACGCTCACCTAACCCACAGGCAAGGCGATGGCCGAAGGGCTAGCTGTATTCTCTCAGGCCGACGTGCAGCGGTTGTCGGACACGGTCCGCGCCGTCGAGGCCCAGCTTCGCGAGCTGCGCAACATTCCCCGTCAGCAGCTCCCCGAGGGCGGCGGCGGTCTCCTGCTTGGCCTGCTCAAAGAGGACCTGGCTGCAGGCGGCGAAGCTAAAGGCGTATTCCTGGTCGACAGCGGCTCCGGCACGCTTGTTCCCGAGACGAGTGACCCGGCCAAGTATCGGACCTTCGTCGATCGACTCGAAGGCATCACGGCTGACGAAGGCCGGCGCTGCTATCTCTCGCCCGATGTGCTGTCCGGAGGCAAGTGGATGGTCGTGCAGACAGTGTTTGTTTGCGACGAAGCCCCGCCGGAAGACCCCTAAATGTCTATCCGCTGGTACGGGCCCTGGTGCTGTTGCGAAGCGAACTGCGATTTGATTTGCAGCGACACGGTTCCGTCATCGTTGATGCTCGAATTTGGCAACACCGAATGCCTGGTGCGCAACACCTTCTACAACTTCTTCCCGCCGCCGAGCCCATGCTACTACGACTCGAACGTCGACGGCTCTTGGGAGTTGCCGCTGGTGCGCTGTGCCGAGACGAGCTTCAACCACCCCACCGGCTGCGCGCCGCTGAACACGTCAACGGGCGGCGGCTGCTTTCCCTGGCCAGGTGCCAACCCGGTCGGCTTCTTTTGCAACAGTTGCCCCGAGCTGCTGTACGGCAACATCCCCCTCGAGCATCC